ATTTAAAGATGAAAAAAGCTTGCATCTTGCACTTAGAGGTTATGGTTTAAACAAAGAAAAATACTATCATACTTATTATCCTAAAAAAGATCTTCTTACTGGCGATACTATTAATTTTAAAACTAAAGAGCAATATTTTAATAGCGACTTTAATGATAAGAATAACATGAAAAAATGGCTCAAAGAACAGCCATTAGATAAAGCTCAAGAATATACTAAACAATTACTAGCTAAAAGAAAAGAAGATAAAAAGTTAACATATAGTCCTTGTCAAGTAGAACTAAGAACTATTATGGCTCCGTCTATTATTTCTTATAATAAATTATTTAATGATTATTACGATGTTTGCTCAAGCATAGGTCTAGAAAATAAGTTTATACATCCAAACAATATCATTCACCAATTTAAAAATAAATTAAATTCAAGAGACACCATTTATGTTGACACAAGAGAACAGAATTGGCTTAAATTTAATATACCTTTTGAAATAAAGACCCTACCATATGGAGATTATACTTGCTCTAATGATAATTGTAGTTGCTTTATAGAAAGAAAAAGTCTTAGTGATTTTATTAGCACTTTAAGCGTTGGTAATCTTGAAAGATTTAAAAATGAAATAACTAGAGCAAAAAAAGATAACGCTTATCTTGTTGTTATAGTAGAAGAAAAGCTTTCTAATGCATTAAGTTTCCAATATCTTCCTCATATTAGCAAAAAGATTAAAGCAACACCAGAGTTTATATTTCATAATGTTAGACAATTACTTCAAGAATTTAATAATCTACAATTTGTTTTTGTAGATGGCAGAGAAGAGATGAAAAGAACTACAGAATCTATTTTAGCTAGTAAATGTTTTTATAAAAAAGTAGATTTACAATTAGCTTATGATATGAAACTTTTATGATATATTGTCCAGATAAATATTTAAGAGAAGTCAAAGATGTTAATGCTGAATTATCTCAGCTTAAAGGATTTCTTAATGATAAAGAAGCTAAAATCTCTTTAGCTAAATTTCTTAGAGCTAACATTGGATTTACAACAGAACTTATTAGTGGAGTTAAGCTAGCTCCATATCAAGAGTTACATCTTAAAGCTCTAATGAATAGAAATTTTAACATGTGCGTGTTTGGTCGTGGTTGCGGTAAGTCATTTATGGCAGCAGTATTTTGTTTTCTTCAATGTGTATTTGAACCTAATACTAAAATCTTAATTGCTGGTCCAACATTTAGAACTGCGCGTTTTATTTTTAATAACTTAGAAAAAATTGTAGATAGCAAAGGCGCAGAACTACTTGCTCAATGTTTTGGCGCTAAAGCTAAAAGAAACGATCAATTTGAATGGCAAATTAATGGTGGAAGTATCGTTGCTATTCCTCTTAATGGTGAAAAGATTCGAGGATTTAGAGCAAACATTCTAGTCCTTGATGAGTTTCTTTTGCTTCCAGAAGAAATTATTAAAAATGTATTGATGCCATTCTTAGTTGCTCCTCAAAATATGAAAGAACGTATGGAAATCAGAGAACTAGAGGATAAACTTATATCAGATGGCTTAATGAAAGAAGATGAGAGAATGGTCTTTGAAAATACTAGCAAAATGATTGCGCTTTCATCTGCAAGCTATACTTTTGAAAATCTTTATAAGACTTATAAAGAATGGTCTGAAAAAATTGAATCAAAAGAAAAACAAGAAGCTACATATTTTGTTAGCCAAATGAGTTACGAAGCTCTTCCAGAAGAAATGATTGATAAAACAATTATCGAAGAAGCTCAAGCTGGTGGATTTAGTCATAGTAGTTTTATGAGAGAATATTGTGCTCGATTCACAGATGGTAGTGATAGTTATTTTAATGCAAAGAAAATGGAAGATTGTACTTTACCATTAGGAGAAGCTCCTCATACTTTATTAAGAGGAGATCCAAAGAAAAAATACATTCTTGGTATCGATCCTAATATGAGTGATAGTCCAAATGCGGATTATTTTGCTATGGCTATTTTAGAAGTAGACGATGAAACAGGACAAGGTACATTAGTTCATACTTATGCTGGTTTAGGTAATTTAAAAAATCACGTTGCATATTTATATTATATATTAAGTAATTTTAATATTATACTAATGATTATAGATAATGCAGGAGCAGATGTTTTCTTATCAGCTTGTAATCAATCAGAGTTATTCAAAAAAGATAAACTTGAAATTAAAACATTTGATTTTGATAGTGATTTAGAAGGTGTTGATTATGATCTTATGGTTAAAAATGCTAGAAAAAAATATAATATAGAAGATAAAAAAATAGCTTTTAACCAAGTATTTACAAGTTCATTTATTCGTAAAGCTAATGAGCATTTACAAGCTTGTATTGATTATAAGAAGATATGGTTTGCTAGTAAAACTGGAGCATATGAATCTTTCTTTAATACAGTATTAAATCAAGGAGCAGCAAATTTAGATTTAATTAGAGGAGAAGACAAAAAAGATTGGACAACATTAGATTTTATTGAAAATCAAGATGATTATATATATCAGACTAAAAAACAATGCGCTCTAGTTGAACATTCTAGCACCAGCCGTGGTACTCAAAGCTTTGATTTACCACAACACCTCAAAAGAAGTTCTTCTGCCAATAAAGCCAGAAAAGATAATTATTCAGCACTTATGTTAGCAAATTGGGCCTTAAAATGCTATAATGATATGATGAAAGAACCAGAAACTGTCGAAAGTCCAACTTTTTCGCCCATAATGATTAAATAAAGGTGTAATAATCCACGTAAAATGGCCAAAAAAATTAAAAAACAAGAAAAAATAGCTAAAGCAGCTGATGTTCAACCTTATATGGTATCTGAATCTTCTTATAAAGAAGTTAAAGCTTCCACTAGTTCAGGGTCTAATGGAGTTAGAAGAAATGCTGCTAGCACAATTATAAGAACAGATAGATATAAGAATATTGATGATGGCATTATCCCATTCAGATATTCTACTGGCATTAAAAATGATTCTAATTTAAATATTAGAGATGCAGTTATTCTTTGCCAAAAAGCATATTATAATTTTGCTATTTTCAGAAACACTATTGATTTGATGACAGAGTTTTCTTGTAGTGATATTTACTTTACTGGTGGTAGCTCGAAATCTAGAACATTTTTTGAATCATTATTTAGAAAAATAAATGTTAATGATCTTCAAGATAAATTTTTTAGAGAATATTATCGTAGTGGTAATGTATTTATTTATAGATTTGATACGAAAATTTCAGAAGAAGATGTATCTAAAATTACTCAAACATTTGGATTAGCTACAACTAAAGCTGCAGTTAATTTACCATCTAAATATATCATACTCAATCCAGCAGATATTCAAATTGCTGGAACAATTAATTTTTCTCAAAGAAAATATTACAAACTATTAAGTGATTACGAACTTGAAAGATTAAAGTCTCCAAAAACTGATGAAGATAAAGAAGTTTTACAAAGTCTTCCACCAGAAACAAGAAAACTCATTCAACAAAAGGCTATTGGAATTTTAACTTTACCACTTGAAGCAGATCGAATTGCAGCAGTATTTTATAAAAAACAAGATTACGAGCCATTTTCAGTTCCAATGGGATTTCCAGTTTTAGAAGATATCAATTGGAAAGCTGAGATGAAAAAAATGGACATGGCAGTAGCTAGAACTATGCAACAAGCGATTCTCCTTGTAACAATGGGAACAGATCCAGAAAAAGGAGGAGTCAATCAAAAAAATCTTGAATCAATGCAACAACTTTTTGCAAATCAAAGCGTGGGTAGAGTTTTAATTGCTGATTATACAACCAAAGCTGAATTTGTAATTCCTAATATTGGAAATTTAATAGGACCAGAAAAATATCAAGTTGTAGACAGAGATATTCAAATTGGTTTAAATAATATTCTTATTGGTGATGAAAAATTTGCTAATACAAGCATTAAAGTGCAAGTATTTATTGAAAGATTAAAACAAGCTCGTCAAGCATTTATTAATGAATTTTTAGTACCAGAAATTCGTAGAATGAGCAAAGAGCTTGGATTTAAAAATTATCCAATGCCAAATTTCGAAGACATTGATCTTAAAGATGATATTCAATATTCTAGAGTTTATACTCGTCTAGTTGAATTAGGTGTTCTTACTCCAGAAGAAGGCATTAGAGCAATTGAAACTGGTCGCCTTCCAAATGCAGAAGAGTCTACTGAAGCTCAACAAAAATTTAAAGATCTAAAAGATCAAGGATTTTATCAACCACTAATTGGTGGCGCAAAAGTTCCAGATAGCGCAGGAAGACCAGCTGGTTCTGGAACTCCACAATCAACTAAAAATGTTTCTCCAATTGGCCAAGGCAAACAATCTAAAGCTAACGAGGATAAGTTTAGCCTTTCTAAAGTAAAAGAAAATCTTGTTCTTGCTCAAAAATTAGAAGAAGAAGTATCATCTGCTCTTCGTAAAAAACATAATCTTAAAAAATTAAGTTATAATCAAAAAGAAGTCGCTGAACAAATATCTAAAATAATTATCGTTAATGAGCTCCCAGAAAATTGGGTTTCTAAAATAGAAAATTATATTAAACAACCAGTTGATCAAAATCAAGAAGTTGTTGCTAGCGTAAATTCTATTGCTTATGATCATCAAGTAGATAGTTATCTTGCAAGTATTCTTTATCATAGTAAGGTAAAATAATATGCCTAATTTTATAAGAACAAAGCAAATCGATCAAGCTGATTTAAGTGGATTTTTTATTGACACAATAGGTTCTCAAAGTGGTCTACTGCTTGAATATATTTCTGGAGTTACTTTAAATGAAACAGTCCTGTTAACTGGAAATCAAAGAATTAGTGGAGTTAAAACTTTCGCTAATAATTTAAACGTTTCTGGCGATCTAACAGTAGCTGGTACTCTAAGATATAATGAAATAATTGATACAACTGTTACAGGAAATCTTAGTGGTTATACTGGAGTATTTCAACAAGTTTATGCTAATAATTTAGTTTACAATACTGGGAATCAAACTATCTCTGGAGTCAAAACTTTTACAACTGGAGTAAATATTAGTGGTCATGTGGGTATTGGTATTAATAATAATGATAAATTCAGATTGTATATTAGAAAATCTGCAGCAGGAGTTACTGTAAATCCAGATGATGGTAGTATTGCTGTGTTTGAAGGAAGTGGAAATTCTCATATAACTGTTCTAGCATCAAATGGGCAAACTGCTGGTGTGGTACTTGGTGCTCCAGCTGATTCTTTTGGTTCATACTTAAGCTGGAATCATGATAATAGTGAATTGAAGCTTGCAACTGACAAGGCTGGTGGTTTCATATCACTCTTGACTGACGATGAATTACCAGCTGTAAGAATTACAAGCGGTGGTAATGTTGGTATTGGCACAATTTCTCCATCTGAAAAATTACAAGTAATTGGAAATATATTAGCTAATAATTTAGTTTACAATACTGGAAATCAAAATATAAGTGGTCAAAAAAGATTTACAGATCAAGATATAGTTTCAACAGCTACATTTAATTCACCAAATCAACCTTCAACTTTTATTGGTGGATTTTCTGGTCCAGGAGTATTTCGTTTTGAAGTTAAACCAGAATATAGACCAGTAGTTTTTCCTAACCCAAATTATTTTTATACTGGAGTAAATGTTGGTCAACCCGTTGAAATTTATTTTAATACAGGTACTTCTAGATGGTGGTATACTGTAAATAATTCTTTTGTAGATGCATCTCCAATAGTTCAAGCTTCGAGTTATTCTGCTCCACTACCATTAAATAATTGGTCTGGTGGAAATATGAGAATTTATCCAACTTATTCTCACAATATATCTCACCATGCTAATGGAAATGATGCTATAAATCCAATATTAATTGATGCTATTGCAACTACTGGAGGAAATCAAACTATCTCTGGTGTTAAAACATTTTCAGATGATTTAAATATTTCTGGAGATTTAACTTTAAATGGTGGGCTTTATATTAATGATATTGAAGAATTAAATCTTATAGGCGCTAACATTTATGCTAATAATTTAGTTTACAATACTGGTGACCAAACCATTAGTGGAGATAAAAGTTTCGTAAATAAAATTTATTTAAATAATGAAAACAATCAAGAAATTGGCGGCACAAGTTTAGAAGGCAACACAAGTGGAATAAAATTAAATACATTTCAAAACCCAACAGATATTACAATAAGATCAGATTTTGTTGGGGGTTATAATGAGGAAGTAATTAGTATACGTAATAATTATTATACTGATGCAATATTTGGAGCATCTATAAATACTGCTGTAGATGGAGATCAAATTGTTATATATCAAACTGGATCACGTTATGGAGTGCTAACTTCAAAAGGTCCATACCTCAGACTAGGTGATAATAATATAATTTCAGAAAAAAGCACAAGTAAACTTGGAATAGGCGCATTATTTCCAACGGAAAAAGTCCACATTAGTGGAGGCAACTTAAAAGTCGAAGGAAATGCAATCGCTAATAATCTTGTTTATAATACTGGAAATCAAACCATCTCTGGAGTCAAAACTTTTGCAACAGGTATCGTTGCACCAAATATCGTTTACAATACTGGAAACCAAACTATCTCTGGTGTTAAAACTTTTGCAACTGGAGTAATAGTTTCTGGTAATCTTCAAGTTTCTGGGACTGGTATTTTCAATGCTGTTGATTTAAATAGTGTTGATATTATTTCTCTTTCTGGAGTAGATGTAACAATAACAAGTGGATTAGTTGTTTTAACAAATCCAGTTAGCGCTCCTAATCTTGTTTACAATACTGGTAATCAAAACATTAGCGGAGTTAAAACTTTTAATAATTCTGGAATTTTTACTTCTGGTTTGGATTTAAATAATTCTAATTTAATTAATGCAACGCCTCAATTGGTTAATGAGACAACTAATTTTATTATATCTGGAAATGATAATGGTAGAGTCATATTAGCCAATCACTCTACAAATGAAATTACTGGAAGAATAGTTAGTGGAAATCCAATTGGATTTAATACTTCAATAATACAAATAAATTCTGGAATATTTATAACTGGATCAGGAAATGGTATTACAATTAATAGTTTTGGTGGATATTATAGAACAGCAGGAAAATTTGCAACAGTATCTCTTTTACATACAGGAAATAATGGATATATAATGTACGGAAATACGATATGATTTATACTCCAGTTAATGCTGGTAATTTCGTAGAGAGTTCAAGAAGTTATGCTGCTCCGTTTTATACTG